GAAAATTTTTTGATAAATATACCCCCGATAGCATTGCCGAAAAGCTAGCTAGAGCAAATAAAGATGATTTTTCTCCACCTATTGATTTAAGCAAGTACACGTTTAACTTATCTCCACATCAGTGGAGCTTGCCTCTTGCCCCAATTACCGTAGACCACAGAGACTTTAAAAACAATATTGTTTCTCCAGGTAGCGCTCAAGACAAAGGAAAATCTTCTACAAAATCAAACGTAGTTGGAACTAACCCAAATACTAGCCCAAAGAACGCAATGCGTCGTGGAAGAATTGTTTGGTACGCCACTGCATCTGATACTAAATATACTGGAAACGGGTCTAATCCAAGCGCTGATGCGCGTCAAATGGGATTTCATTTCTTATGGAACCCAGACAGTTTTGGTACAGCAGTACAACTAAACCCAGACGTAACCCCGTCTATGCAAGACCGATTTGTTGGAGTTGCTGGCGCGTTTCCCGGTCAAGAAACAATTATGTTAAATCTTGAAATTAATCGCATTAACGATTTTGCTTGCTTTGCCCATAAAGGCCCAAAACAATGGGACCCCGCGCAAAAAAAAGATAGAGAAAAACAGTGGCAAGAGAATTTTTCTAAGTTTTACACTCCGCATAAACTAGGAGTAGCAACTCCAGAGATAATGACAAAGCAGCTTAGAGAGCTATACGAGTTAGGTACCTTGCACGATATTGAATTCTTATATCAAACTATCAACGGTCCAAACGCTAATTACATGTCAGGCGGATGGAAAAACTCTCTTGGCCGTGTCACTTCAGATATTGGATTTTTGTCTGCAACCCTAGTAAAAATTGAAATTGGTCCATTAAATTACCTTGGGTATATAAACGGTATTTCCGTAAACCATTTACAATTTACTACTGATATGAAACCAATTAGAAGTCAAGTTCAAATTACAGCAAACCTTATGGCTTCTGTTGGATTGGCGGAGGGCGCGTAATGACTGTTCTAAGAAATTCAAGATATAACGATTCATACATTTATTACATCTCTGTCGTAGAGGACGGAAACATAACTTCAGTAGTAACCTATGATTTTGGCGAGATTGGTACTTTAAACTGGTCAGATTATGTTTGGAAAGACGGAGATAGATTAGACAATATTGCCCAAAGTAATTACAGAAGCCCTTACTCTTGGTGGATTATTGCTGAAGCAAACCCAGAAATTGAAGATGTTTTAAACATCACTCCAGGAAAAGTTATTAGGATACCTCGCCGTGCTTAAATTTATTAGTATTAAATTTAACGGGATTGACGAGGCGCCTTCTAGACTTAGCTCTTTTCGCCTTGTTCAAGAAAAGTATAAGCATGAAATTGCTTATCTTACTTTTAACGAGTGGGAGCCCGTTTTTGACTTAATAAAACCAGGAATTCCTGTAGATGTTGTGTATCAAGAACCAAAAAGTGAACGAACATTTTATGGGTATGTTCACCACATTGAACCGGTAAAAACCCCTGGAGCTAATCACGTAAAAGTAGTTTTAATTGGCGCGTCGTACGTCTTAAAACAAGCCTCTCAAAAAATATATAAAAATATGACGGCTTCTGCTGTAGTTAAAGAAATTGCTGAAAAAAACGAGTTTTCTTACTCAGTTGTTGACCACCCTAGAGTGTATCCACAGATTGCTCAAGCAGGGGTTAGTGACTGGTTGTTAATGGTTCGTTTAGCTAAACAATGTGGTTACTCTTTACGTACTGAAAATACTTCAATTTATTTTGAGCCGTTAGACGAAGATTTTACAACCTATAAAGCTCAAGCAGATATCTTTGAAATGCGTAACGCTAACGACCCTGAAGGAAGCACGTTGTACTCATTTAACCCAATTATTGGAGAAACTTTACACTGGGAAGAAGGCGCTAAGTCTGCAACAGCTATTTCTGGAATTGATTTAACTACAGAAGCCAACACAAACTTTGCAATAACTAAACAAACTAGAGACATAACTTTTCGACAAAACAGAACTGAAGAATTTTTTGATAGATTTAATACTGATGTTGTAGCTTTAGACTACAATTCAGCTAATTATGAGGCTGAATCTGTAGACCTTATGGCTACGTTTCCATACCGAGCAACAGCTCAAGTTTTAGGAAACGCCTCTTTACGCCCAGGAATGCCTATTTATTTGTCTGGTATTGGGGAATCCTACGAGGGATACTGGATAATTTTAGAGGCTGAGCATTTAATTGAAAACTTACGATACACAACTAAACTTATACTTGGCCTTGACTCTTTAGGAAAAGGAAACCGTTGGAAAGATGGAACCAGTTTATTATCGCGCCCAACCCCAGAAGTTCGTAAAATTATTATTGGTCAAAGCCAAGACAAGTTAAAGGGGTTTACAGGGTTATCTGTGGCTAACCTAGGTAAGCTGTCCTCATCTCCAAGGTCTATTTCTAAAACATTAAATCGAAAACCTTTAACATCTGAAGAGACAACCATTGTAAAATGGGTTGCTAGAGGTAACCGGGATTTACGACGTGTAGAAGCAGGCTCAACTCGGTCAGCTGCTGCAAGTGAAAGGTTAGGTGCTTTAGGTGTCCTCTGAAGACTACGACCGACGTTTTTACGGCATTTACCCTGGAAAATGTGTTGATATTAGCGACCCAGAGCGCAGAGCTCGCATTAAAATAACTGTTCCTCAAATTACTGGAGAGGCTGTATCTAATTGGGCTTTGCCTTGTAGGGCTCCAGAAACCTCAAATGGAACACCTATACGCCCTCACAACACGGGAATTGCCCTAACGCGTACGCCAACAGTCCCTGCCTTAGAATCTGTTGTTTGGGTAATGTTTGTAGGCGGAGACCCTAATTTTCCAGTCTGGATGGGAGTACTGTAATGGCAGAATCAGCGATAGTTTGGCCGTTTAAATTTAACGCCACAGGGCTTGTTGAGCATACCTCCGACCAAAGAAAAATATGGAGAGACCGAATTATTTTGGTAATACTCACCAGCTTAGGGGAGCGGGTAATGCTTCCTAACTATGGAACCCTTGTCCCAAAAGCAGTTTTTGAAAATGAACAGTCGGCACTAGAAATGTGTAGAACGACTATATCTGAGGCGTTTTCAAAATGGTTCCCTACATTGATGTTTAATGACTTGACCGCAGTTTTAGACAACAACACCGGGCATTTTGACCTAGAAATTTACTACGCTGACGTTACTGGGGTCCAAGATTCCGTTAGAATAAGAACTGCAACTTTCACCCGATTTGGCGATATTATTAACGAGGTAACCCGTGGCTGACCAAAACTTTGTACCGCAGGTGGATTACACCTCACGAGATTTCTTGTCTATCCGCGATGACTTATACCTACTAGTACCTACTTACGCTCCTCAATGGAAAAGCTTTAAAGACGCTACAGATTTTGGTAACGCTTTAATCCAACTTCAAGCTTATCTGGGAGACTTGCAGTCATACTATATTGACCGAAGCGCAAACGAAGCGTTTATCTCAACTGCTACAAAACGCTCTAGTATTTTGCGCCAGGCTGCTCTTTTAGATTATCAACCTACTCAAAGTAGCCCTGCGTATGTAGAGCTTACATTTAGTAACTCTTCTGCTGCACCTATTAATGTTCCAGCACTAACAAAGGTTAGCGCTTCAGAAGTTACTTTTGAAACAGACAGCTCAATTACAGTTCCAGCTTCTACAACAAGCTCCTCAATTTCAAACTTAGCTATTTCTAGCGGCACTGTAACCGTAACCACTTCAGCAGCTCACATTTTTTACGTGGGGCAGTCTGTTACTTTTACAAGTACTGTTTCACCATTTGCGGCCGTAACCGGAACTGCAACAGTTTTAACTGTGCCTAGCGCAACTACTTTAACGGTTTTAATTGGCTCATCAACCGTTGCTAGTGCAGCAACTACAGGAACTATTACGGGTCTTGGTGGAGCTACCCTTGGACAAACAAAGGTATTTGCAACTCAAGGAGTTACAATTACTGACGAAGTTGTTACTTATAGCTCTACTGGAGAAGCTAATCAAGTTTATCAACTAAAAAATTACCCTATAATTGAGTCAACAGTTGCTGTAACAGTTGACTATGTTGCGTATGAACGGACTCAGTATCTTATTGATTTTCCAGGAAGCGCCCCCGCGTTTACAGTGTTTACGGATGCTGATGACGTATCTTTTATTCAATTTGGTGATAATATCGGTGGAAAAATACCTCCTTTAGGAAAAGTTATTAGAGCCACCTATAGGG